TAAAGGTTTGCTTTAATAATATTTATTAGTATAATATATTTATAACAAAATAAAACATGGGATATTTAAATAACCAAGTCGTAACAGTTGACGCGATTTTAACAACAAAAGGTAGAGAATTATTAGCTAAAAATGATGGTTCATTTCGAATTACTCAATTTTCATTAGCTGATGATGAAATTGATTATACCTTATATAATCCTACTCACCCATCAGGTTCTTCATTTTATGGTGAGGCTATTCAAAATATGCCTTTATTAGAGGCATTCCCTATTGAAACCCAAATCATGAAATATAAATTAGCTACTTTACCTCGTGGAACTGCTAAATTACCAGTACTTGATTTAGGTTACTCAGCCATATCATTAAAACAAGGAGCTTCATTAGCAATTACTCCACAAACCCTTAACTTCTTAGGTAATAACCAAACCTACGAAACTAGTGGCTATTCAGCTACAATTTCAGATGTCCGTTTGATGAGTACATTTACTGGTGTGGGAATTAATACTACAGCCGCAACCTCAGCAAATGCATCAGCTACTTCAACAACAACACTAGGAACTAATGTTTCTACAACAGTTATAGGATCTCAAATTAACTTGAGAGCAACTACTGTAAATACATTATTTGGTTCAAATACACAATTAGTAGCGACATTAACTGTAGTAGGTTTAGATAGTGGTGCTCGTGTAACTATTCCAATTACAATTAATAAAACAACAGTTTAAAAAATAAATAATGGCATTTAAAAGATTAGATCCTGAAGATTTTGTAGTAAGTAGTGATTCAATCACTTCAACACTTTGGTCAACTGGAAATCCAACATTAACGGAGTTTTATACTTCTTCAATCCAAGAAGCTGGATCTTCTGGAAATTATTATCTAAGTGTTTATCAAACAGCCTCAACTGATGATAATGCTCAAGTACAGTTTGATATTGTATATGCTGATTCTTTAGGAAGTGGTAGTACTTTATATAACCCAATTGTACCCGAGAATTCATATACTAAAACAATGTATGGACAATATCGTTCATTAATTTTAGAAGATGAAAATGCTAATTTTATTTTTGGTAGTGGAACTAATGTTATAACAGGATCACATTTTTGGGTTTTATCTATTGAAAGAGCCCGTTACAAACAATCATTATTCCCTGGATCATTAAACATCCAATTATCAGGATCTGGAGGAATTATCAATTTAACAGATGATTCATTAGACAATCCTGTAAATACATTTATTGGAGCTTCTCGCGTATTTCAATTGATTTCAGGATCAAATGGTACAGCAGGTTCATTAGCTAATAGTGGATATGTAGCAGGATCGGGCTCATATGGTTTAGTATTCCCTGATTTAGGAACTATTATTTTAAACCCATTTGCTATTTCTCAATCGATTAATGTTGCTCCTAGTAGATCAAATAATTCTGATGGATTTAATAATAGGACATTATATAATGCTATTAATTTAGGAGATTCATTTGCATTAAACTCCCAAGAAACAATCACCTCAGATTATGTATTTGTTAGAGCCAGAAACTCAGAATTTAACTATTCAGAAAATCCAAGTTTTATTTCAGGATCTACAGGTGAAGTAATTTATGATAATTTTATTAATAGCCCTCAAGTTTATATTACAACTGTAGGAATGTATAATGATAGTAATGATTTATTAGCAGTAGCTAAGTTATCAAGACCATTATTGAAAGACTTTACAAAAGAAGCTCTTGTTAGAGTAAAACTAGATTTTTAAGAATGAATGAGCATCTTCAAACCATTCATAACCTCAGACGTTGTAGTCTCACCGTTCAAAGTAAATAAAACATTTACATTTGATAATACTGCTGCCCTAACAGGGTCAGGGATTGATTTATTTATAGGAGAGAACCTAAATCCAACATTATGGATCTCTGGTTCTAATCCAACAGGATATATTTCAACTCAAGATAAATTTTTAGTATATCGCTCTGTTAGAGAATTGTATTATTACAATTACCTTTATGGAGACGATGGTTCACCTGTTACTACAGCTTCATTTAATCCTGATGGAACCATAACAACTGATACAGCTTATACTCCAAACGCATATAACTATTTATCAAATACATTACCTGCTAATAGATATTTCCCAACAGGATCAAATGATATAGTAGGAGTTATTTCAATCCCCTCAAATGTGTTTGGAGAATATATTAAACCTGGAAGTTTTTACCTATCCTCAATTGTGGGAGGTGCTCTTTCAGATAATTATGTTGAAGATGGATATGTAAACGATTATTTTGAGAGTTTACCTGCTACCGTATTACATGATGATGGGGAAGGTAATTTATTATCTGGAAGCTTAAAAGTAGGAGATATAATATATGAACATGGAATGATCATTTTAACAAGTGATGGGATTCCTGGGCAAGATGGATATGGTTATATAGATTATGAAGGTGGAACGTATGGATTAGGCGATGTATCTTTTATAGAAAGTTTTATTACTAGCCCTGACCTAGTATGTTCGTTTGATAGTACAATAACAATATATGAAACTCAATACAAATGTACTGCTAGAGAAAATGAATTTAATTTCTCTCAAAACCCAAGCATTATCTCAGGTAGTTCAAACAGTGGAATCATCTCAAGTTTTGCAACTGGTTCATATTTTAACCCATATGTTACAACAATAGGTTTATATGATAATGATTATAATTTATTAGCCGTAGCCAAACTTTCACAACCCCTTCCACTTTCATCAACAACAGATACCTCAATATTAGTTAATCTAGATTTATAAAATTTTATGGAAAATTGGTTATATAAAAATAAAAAAATAGAATCAATAGAAGACTTCCCAGAAGGAACATTTGGATTTATTTACATCTCAATCCATGAACCCTCAGGTAAAGCATATTTAGGTAAAAAATCTTTATACCATAATGTAAAGAAAAAATTAACTAAAAAAGAATTAGCTGAACAACCTGTAACTAGAGGACGTAAATCGTTAACTACAACTATCCAAAAAGAATCAGATTGGAAAACATATTATGGTTCTGCTAAACCTATAGTTGAATTGATTAAACAAGGTAAACAAAAAGATTTTATACGTAAAATTTTATATTTAGCTCCAAATAAAAAGTTATTAACATATTATGAATGTAAATATCTGTTTCAACTAGGTGTTTTAGAAAAACCTGATGAATGGATAAACGATAACATTCTAGGTAAATTTTTCACAAAAGATTTTGCTTCCATAGATTAAATTCATATACTTAAAATATGGTAAATGAACTATTAGTCAATTTGGTAAATTCGGTTTTAGGAACAGGTAAACGTACTGCTCGTGGGAATCAAGCATATACTTGCCCATTTTGTCATCATCATAAACCAAAACTAGAAGTTAATTTTACAGAAAATAAAGAAGGTATAAATCAATGGGCATGTTGGACTTGTGGTAAAAAAGGTAAAACCATAAAAAGTTTATTTAAACAAGTTAAAGTTGATGCTGGTTATTTTCAAGAATTAAGTAAATTAGTTAAAAATGTTTCCTCTGAAGATATTGGGGAAGTAAAACAAATAATTTTAGAGCTCCCTAAAGAATTTAAAACATTTCTTAACACCCCAAATAATACATCTAAACATGCTCTTTCTTATCTTAAGAAAAGAAACATCTCAAAACAAGATATTTTAAAATATAATATTGGATATTGTGCTTCAGGCCCATATGCTAATAGAATAGTTGTACCCTCATATGATAATAACGGTAAATTAAATTATTTCACCGCGAGATCATTTGAGAAAGACCCTTATACCAAATACCGCAACCCAGAAGTATCTCGCGATATAATTGCGTTCGAGTTATTTATTAATTGGGATTTACCTATTATACTATGTGAAGGACCTTTTGATGCTTTAGCTATAAAACGAAATGTTATTCCATTACTCGGGAAAAATATTCAACCTTCTTTAATGAAAAAATTAGTTGAATCTAAAGTGCAGAAAATATACATTGCATTAGACAATGATGCTGTTAAACAAGCCCTTGGATTTTGTGAACAACTTTTAGATATTGGAAAGGAAGTATATTTAGTAGAACTAGATGGAAAAGATCCAAGTGAGATGGGTTTTGAAGAGTTTACTAAATTAGTACAAACCGTTTCTCCATTAACTCAATATAAATTGATGGAGAAAAAATTATTACTTATATGAAAAAAAGTAACATTAAACACGTTAACAACCGTATCCTTGAAATTTCAGAAGATGCTAAACAAATTACTCTCCCAGATTCTAGATATTACAGACGAAATGGAGAATATTACCCTTCAATCACCCACGTTTTAAGTTGTTACCCAAAAGGTAAACATTTTGAAGAATGGCTTAAAAACATGGGCCGCTCAGCTGATTATATTGTTAGAAAAGCTGGTGAAGATGGAACTAAAGTACATGAAATGATTGAAGCCTATTTAGAAGGTAAAGAAATGAACTTTTTAAATGCTTCTGGATACCCACAATATGACCCAAGTATTTGGCAAATGTTTTTACGTTTTGTTGATTTTTGGGAAACTTATAAACCTGAATTAATTGACCAAGAAATCCATTTATTTTCAGATACACTTAGAGTAGCAGGTACAACAGATTTAGTTTGTAGAATTAATAATGATTTATGGATTATAGATCATAAAACTTCAAATCATATACAAACTACTTATGAATTACAAGCAGCCGTTTATGCTCATTGTTATGAAGAATGTTATGGTATTAAACCTGATAAAACGGGTATTTTATGGTTGAAATCATCTAAACGTAAAGCATCTAAA